CTTGGATATCCCCGTGTCGGTTGCGCAAAATGGCAACGCTTTCAGTTTCCAACCCCTTGTCGTAAACAATGGAATTTGGGAGGCAAGATAAAAAATAGATTATGAATTTAATAACGCGTGAAATATTCAATTTGAAAAACGGATTTAAAGCAATAGATGAAATCACGTTTAGGGCATTTTCATTAAGGAAAATAAATTTGGCTTATAATGGATATTGTATAAGAGTAGTAAGGTCTATTGATTATCAGTTGTTGGATATTGGGTTTGTAAACGGTGTTTTAGACACGGGTTTATTGCTCTCTTTTGCACAAATGGGTTCTGCATATGTAGAAACTTGGTACGACCAATCAGGAAATGGCGCGAACGCAACACAAGTAGATTTAGGCAAGCAGCCGAGAATAGTCAATGAAGCAGTATTAGAAACAGTAAACGGAAAACCGAGTGTTTATTTTAACGGAGTAGCACAAAGAATGGAAACGGCCGCGTTTTCAATAGGTAACAGTGATTACAGTGTTCTTTTAGTGTCAAAATCAATAGGCTTAAACAGTTACGGGCGGGCGGTTATGGCAATAGGAAGCACAGATAATTCAAATGGGTGGTATCACGCATTGTCAAGGTCAAATATTTTAAACACTTTTAGATGGACACAAACGAGCGATGGCAATGGTGCGGGTGCGGTAAGCCAAAACCCAACGTCTGTATTTCCTACTTCTTTGTGTATGGCTATTTCTTTAGTTCCAAAGTCGGGAAACGTCACAAGTTATTTGAACAAAGTTTTGCAAGGAACAAGCGTTTCTCCAAATCAAACGATAAATAACGCAAAAATTTGGATAGGAAATTATTATCAAGTTAATAGCTATTATCATCAAGGAAATATTTCTGAAATAATAATGTTTGACAAAAACATATCGGCAAAACGAATAGAAATAGAAGATGGTACATCAAGTTTCTACGCATTATAGATTGCTTTAAAAAAAGTAAAAACAAAATGAGCATCAAAAACGACATATTAATCGAAACTATTTTTTATCTTGCCTCCCAAATTCCATTGTAAACGTTGTCGGAAACCAAATTGTACATCAATCCTTTAAGCAACAAAAAGTCGTCCAATTCGCTTCCCTTTAAGGTTGTTTCTTCGCCATAAAGCGAAAGCAAAACTTCTTTTTGTTGGTCGTATTCCTCATACGATTTAACGTATTGTTTTACTTGGATATCCCCGTGTCGGTTGCGCAAAATGGCAACGCTTTCAGTTTCCAACCCCTTGTCGTAAACAATGGAATCCACCGCCTCGAAAGTGTAGGTTTTTAGCACACCGTCTTAACTCGATTATCCAACTTATAAACGGGGTAAACGGGAAAAACAATTTACAGTTTATTTTTTCAGACGGCAGTAATGTTGACGCTACTTATTACAACAAAGGATTTTTCTTCACGGACACTAACGAAGGTAATACAAGCGAATTCTCGAAGTTGATTATCAACAAGGAATCGCTTCAACCGATAAATTTAACCGAATTATTTTCTTTGCTTTCTAATCTAGAAAATGCCGTAATAAAAATAGAAAATCCCGTCGATCCAAATAATGTTTTCAATTTTAAAATTGATTCTATCCAGGATCAAGACGGTTATTTTGTGTTTGACGTTGCTGTTTTAAACGGATTTGCTTTAGGAAATTTAATTAACGAAACCATCTATAGTTTTTATTTTGACATAAAAAATGACAGCACTTCCGACCCGTTAAAACTCGACAAATCTACTTATACAGGAAACGCCGCAGATTTAGACAATAGAATTATTGAATTAGAAAACGCTAATTTTCCTGATGCCGTATTAAAACATGGCGAAGTAGTGATGGTTGGAACCACTGCTACTATTGATGCGGGAGATTTTAATTGGAGGTTAAATCAGGTAGAATTTTTAAGTACTCCTGCTTATTCTACAACTATCGATGAGGCTACAGATGGATTTTATAGAAGCGATTTAATAGTAGGCGACAACACGGGAAATTATCATTTAGAAAAAGGAATAGAAGACGAATTTACCGCTCCTGAGCCATTAGTTCCTGAAGGAATGATAAAACTGTCATTAATACCTGTATTTGGGGCCATAATAGGAACTCCTGCAATACTTCCAAACTACGATGACAAATTTTTAAAAAGATATAAAACCACCTATAAAACAGCACAGCCTATTTTTAATTTAGAACCGGCGGAAGATGATTATAACATAATATTTAATAATACTTCAAATTCAGAAATAAGAATTTATCAAAATGGACACTTAGGAAAGTTTATTAAAAACGGCGCTATTTATCCATTTAAAAGTAAGGGTTCAGCAATAGTTACCGTGGTAGCGGTAAATGGTACAGTTGTAGTTAACGCTCCAAATGGACTAATTTTAAATAAAAATCAACAATGTTATTTGATTAAAGACGACTATAATGAATGGACTTTAATTAACCCAAGAAACTTACAAAACATTGACAATACCAGTGATACGAACAAGCCAGTTTCAATTGCGCAACAAGCCGCTATAGATTTAAAAGTTGACAAAGTTACAGGAAAAGGACTTTCCACGGAAGATTACACCACTTCCGAGAAAAATAAACTTGCCAGTATTGATGCCACGCATTATTTACCACCTCTTCAAACCACGGTACAATTATCAGCCTTACCACAAGCTGGCGTTTCCGACAAAGCAAGGGTTTATGTTGAGGCAGATTTAAGCGATTATTTTTACGACACAACCGCTACAAGTGGCGACATTGCACCTGATGACCAAGTAGGAGGAATCGGTTTTTGGCGAAAAGTAGCCGTTGGTGGAGAAACCGCTGCAAGCATAAAAACAAAATATGAAAGCAATGCCGATACGAATGCTTTCACGAATGTCTTGAAAGCAAAACTGGATTCCATTACCGAAATATTCACAACGGTTTTAAAAACAGCTTATGATAGTTCAGTTACTTGGATTAGTACAAATGGAGCTACTGTATTGGGTCATATAGGGAGCGCACACGCTCCATCCAATGCGCAGAAAAACAGCGACATAACAAAGGCCGAAATTGAAGCAAAACTTACCGGAGAAATCACTACACATACGCATCCGGCAGCGGCTCAAAATTTGGATATCACAATATTAAAAATCGGCACAAACACCACTTTAAACAACACCTATAACGGAAAAGTTATTTTATTGACTGCGAGTTGTACTCTTACGTTACCGAACGGTCTTGCCTTGGGATTTAATTACTCCGTTAAAACAAGGGCGGGAGTTACGCTGACTTATGCTTTGGGAGGTTCAATTGTTTTGTTAGACAATGTAGGAACGACAATGGCTGAAAAGCTATCCCACACAATCGCGAACACGGGTGTTGCAAATGAATATTTATGCGTGGGTAATCTTTAAAAAAAAATAGTATGAAAGTTATAACGGTAGAAAAAGTCTTTTTATGTCAAGACCGTGAGGGCAAAGTAATCGAGCACGTACAAATTGATTTTAAATTAATAAACAAAGACGATGTGAACAAAACTTACACTTTTGAGGCGGTGGATAGCATTGTTTACGACAAGGGATTGGAAACGGAAAGCGTTGCGGTTTTACGCAATCGACACGGTGAAATCCAAACTAAGACCTATCAAAAAACCTATGAGGAATATGACCAACAAAAAGAAGTTTTGCTTTCGCTTTATGGCGAGGAAACAACGTTGGTTGGAAGCGAACTGGACGACTTTTTGTTGTTGAAAGGCTTGATGTATAATTTGGTTTCCGACAACGTTTATGACGGAATTTGGGATGCAAGATAAAATAAAAAATTATGAATTTAATTGCGAGGGAAATATTTAATTTAAAAAGTGGTTTGGGTGGAACTAATTTTGAAGTTGGTGGATATGCAAATAGTATAAACACCCCGCAATTATTGGCGAATAAATTACAAATTGATGTTTCAAGAATTACAAATTTTGCAATTGTTGGCGCGGATGTTAAATGTAGGATTTCGGGCAGTTTTCCTTTAAATGGTGGCGCGCCACAATTTGGATTTCAAGGTTCTTATTATTCGTATTTAAAAGATAATGATGGTTTAATAACGGCAATAGGTACGGGTAGTTTTTACGCAAGTGATTTGATTAATAGCGCAAATACGGGAGATATTATTTTAAAAAACTGTTTAACAATTGCAAACGATGCTTTTAATAGGGCAATGTTTGTGAATTATATATTTGAAAACGCAACGGCAGTTGGTGCGAATGCGTTTGTTAATGCGTATAGATTAAAAATAGTCTATATTCCGAGAGTTTTGACTTTAGGCAATGATGTTTTGGATAATGTAACATTTGGAAACATTCAGAAAGATTCTGTTATTTATTGTCATCCATCATTACAAACTTGCAATAGCGGGAATCCCGATGGTGATTTGCAATATGCTGTTTCAATGGGTGCAATTGTAAGATATGTTACAAATTTTGTGGCTCCAAGTAAACCAACAAACATTTCGTTTACTGATATTTATTCAACGGTATTTAAAATAGTTGTTGACTGTATAAATACAAATTCAATTGATTATTACGAGGTATTTATAAATGGGATTTATTATTCAAATTTTAAAATTGGCTCGTATATTTTTGGATTAAACGCGTTAACAATCTATCAAGTTTCAGTTGTTGTGGTTGATGTTTTTTTAAATAAATCAGTGATTAGCGAACAATTTCAAGTTACAACAAATAATCAATCTTCAATTGTAACAGTTCCCAATTTAACGGGATATTATCGTTTGGATGGTAATTCAAACGATTCATTCGGCATAATTAACGGAGTTGATTTAAATATGGCTTATGGAACTGGAAAAATAGGTCAATGTGCCGTTTTTAACAAAACATCAAGAAACATAAAATTCAATAACTCTATATATGATATTTTTGGAACGCAAGCATATTCTTTTAGCTTGTGGATTAACGCGACCACTTTACCCGATAGTGGAAAATCAACTTCAATTGTTTCATTTGAACAAAGTAATTCAGTATCAACGCGTGACAAGGCAATAAGATTGTATTCAAGTGGTTTGGTTGAGCATTATGGATATGATGGCGGACCTAAATATGCGCAAAGCCAAAGCGGAACAGTAACGGTAGGGAGTTGGTTTTATATAACGGCAACATTCGGCGCGGGAGTTTTAAAAATATACGTTAATTCAGTTTTAAAAGGGAGTGTGAATTGTGCTTCCACATACGATTTTTCCAGTCCAGTTTTAGTGCTTAATCAATTTAGTACTTCGGGAACGGATACGTATTTCGATGGATTAATTGATGAATTTGCAGTGTTTAAGAAAGAATTAACTCAAAATGAAATTAATATGATATATAACAACGGCAACGGAATCACTTTATAAAATGGAAGCAACAACCAACATATTCAATCATTCGAATTGGCAAAAATGCCGTAAACTTTTGAATGCGAAAGGTTACGGAAAAGAAGAAATAAAAGTGTATAAGAAAGCCTTTTTGTATTTCGCATTGAATCCAAACAAATTTGATGGCGCAACATTTTCAAAGGATTTGTGCGATATAAAAGGAATTGATTTGGACGCTATGCTGCACGACTACCACTATTGTAATTACAATGTTTGTTCAAATTTTGCGACCAAATGGAAAGCGGATTGGATTTTTGCAAAAGGAATGGAAAGAAAAGGCAAAAGTCAATATAGTGCGTTTGGAAGGTTTATTGGATTGTCGATTGTTGGATTGTTCACAGTGCCTTTCACTTGGAAAAAAGCGAATAAAGAAGAAATTCAAAAAGATTATAAAATTTTAATAAAATAAACAATTATGAATTACATAAAAGAAACACTTTGCGGTTTAAATCCGGATGATTGGGAATTTACACCAGATGCGGAATAATGGGCTTCTTATTATTTATTATCGCATACATCCTGTTCTTGCCATTGAGCCTAATCAATTATTGTGTTGTTAAGAACAAAAAAGGCTATTTCAAAAGTTCAGCAATCAACTTGGATAAGTTTGGAAACAGGGAGTTTAGAACATTGCTTAATTTGACATTAAGACTTGAAACTGGTTATCAGTTTGGAAATATGAACGAAACTATTTCGGGAGTGTTGGGAAAAAATGAAAGAGATAAAACACTTTCTAAAACTGGCAAAAAATTAGTTTGGATATTAAATAAACTAGACAAAAATCACTGTTTTAAAAGTATAGACAAATAAAAAAAGGCGGGTGCATAATTATTAGATGCTGGTTGGAGAGAACGAGGCCGCCTTTTAAAATCAATAGATAAATGAACTGCCAATATTGCCCAGATAAAGCAACAACTAGCCACAATGAAGAATACTTGTGTGAAAGGCATTATGATGTATTGTATCAAAAAGAATTGAAAGTTCTTCAACTTATGGAAGTGCCAAAAACAAGATTAGAAAAAAGGTTAAACAAAAAATATATGAAGCTAATGGAAGGAGAAATCACTCCTGAAATAGTGGAAGAATTTAAAAAAGATGTAAAAAAACTAAAAATTAAAAAATGAATTTCATAAAAGAAACACTTTGCAGAATTATTTTATTGGTCGATAATCGCCCAACATTTACAGATAAAATATGGTACTTTTTTCAAGTTCTTGGAACGTTTGCCCCGATCGCTTATTTACTCGATGGATTAAATTTTTGGTTTAAAACCAATCAACAATTTTCATCATTCATTTTGATTTGTTTGTTGGTAAATATGATAGTTGGAGCGGTTTTTCACAACAAAATGGGTTCTTTTGATTGGGTTGAAATGTTTAAAAAAAATGTCTTAATGTGGGTAGTTTTAATTGTCGTTTATGCGATGCTCGAAATGTTGCGACTTACAGCCGGTAATAATTTTGTTGGCGAAACATTCAAAATATTGATCCAGGTTGTTACACTTTTATATCCAGTGTCAAAAGTTTTGAAAAATATATACATTCTTTCAAACAAGCAATTTCCGCCAGCTTTCATTATGGACAAAATATACAACTTCGAAAAAAACGGAGACTTGAAAGATTTATTCGACACCGATAAAAAAGAGTAATATGAAGAAAATTACACTCCAAGAAATCCAATCTTTAGCCCTTGAATTTGGGGTTCCAACTTCAAGAATTCAAGCCGTAAAGCACGTTGAAAGCGGTGGCATTGGCTTTGATAAAATAACGGGAAAAATAATCATCCAGTTTGAGCCGGTATGGTTCAAAAGAAAATCGCCATACACACCCTCTGGAAAATGGAGTTTGAATAAAGTAGAACGTCAAGCTAAAGAATGGGAAGCGTTCAATGATGCTTTCACCAAAAATCCTAACGCAGCAATGGAAGCCACATCTATTGGAATGATGCAGGTAATGGGCTTTCATTGGAAATTATTAGGATTCAAGTCTGTTGGTGCGATGTGGGATTATGCCAAAGAATCCGAGCACAACCAATTAAGATTGGGATTGCTTTTCATAAAGTCAAACAAAAAAATGTTTGATGGATTGGTAAAAGGAGCGTGGAAAGTTGTGGCCTATTATTACAATGGCGAAAACTATTGGATTTTACAATATGATTTAAAATTGGCAGCAGCCGAAAAACTATACTTATGAGCTTTATCACACCATACATCCAAACGATCAGAACCATTTTAATAATTGCCGGAATTGCTTTGGCAATTTGGTTTTACAAAGATTGGCAGTTTCAAAAGGCTGAAAATATTCGACAATCTGAAAATATGCATCAAACACGCATTGCTGACAGTTTGCATTTTTCTAGTCAAAATTTAAACTCTGATGAGATAAAAGAGTATTTGGAATATCAGAATTCAGATCTAAAAAATAAGCTCGCAAAAGAAGGCATTAAGCTAAATAGAATTGAAGGCATCATTGCACAAACATTCAAATATCGAGATACTGTCAAAAGGGAAACCGATGTTTCCGGATTGGTAACTGCAATAAAAAATAGTATTCCAAAAAATCAAGAATGGATTGACACCTCAAAATGCCAAACAATTAAAGGAATGGTTTCTTTCGATGGCCAAAAACTTAAAGTCATTGTGAATGATCGCCAATTCAATAATAAATCAGATGCAGTTGCTTATTGGGAAAGGCGCCAATGGAATTTTTTAGGAATAAAAACCCGGTTCCTGGGAAAGAAACAATTTACTTCAAAAGCATTCGATGAATGTGGAGAAACTAAAATATTGAAGATTGAAAAGAAAAATTAGTTTTGGTTAATTAGTTTGAATTGGGGAGAAAGCGCATCAGAAATGGTGCGTTTTTTTTGTTTAAATTCTTTAGTGGCAGATTACACTATTTAGAATGATTTTAAATTACATTTTTAAATAAAAATAATATACCAAGTATGGTATATTATCTAAATGAAATTCGTATATTTGTACAAGAGTTAAGGAAGTGATTTACACGGCAAACTTTGAAAAGGAGATCGGCAACTTCATAACAAACGGCAAAAATTAAAATGAAAACTATTTCACAAAAACAATTCGAAACAGCAGTAGCAAAAGTATTAAAAGGTGGTAAATCTAATTTAATTTCAACAAGTGAGGTAAAACCTCTTTACTGGACTAGAAGTGGAGGATACAATAACCTAAGAGGTTCAATTCCTGCAAACTCTAAATTTTTAAGAAATGATGCTAGAGGAGGGAAAGAAAATGATGTTTATTTAGTTTGCAATTTAGCAGCTGGTTATGAAATTGCAAAAACTAAAGCAGAATTGAAAAAAGAAACTGCTTTAAAAGCAAAGCAAAACAAATTGTTGTCATCTTTAAGACAAGCAAAAGCAAATGAGATGAAAAATTTAGCCACAAAACTTGGATTTAGTTCGGTTGCAAAATTAAAAGAAGCTCAAAAAGAAATTGATACTTTTAATAATGCAAGATTTGACCGTGCTATTGCCAAAAGATTAGAAACTTACGAATCTGAATTTGGTAAATTTCAAGAATACAAACTTGCCGATAGAGTTAGAATTTCAAGAATTGAATTAGTTTTTGATTGTGAAAAAAAAGAAAATTTATTTGTATAATTATGGCTGAAAACACAAACCAAAACGAGCAATGGAAGTTGCTCGTTTCTTTTCTCGATGAAATTCGACAGAAAAACAATTTATCAATTAATGAAATTGCTCTTAGAGCAGGAATCAAACAAGGTCACGTTTCAAGATTTTTCTCTTGTAAATTTGAGCCAAAACTTTCCACTTTTCTGAAAATTTCCAACGCTGTAAAAGCTAATTTAAAAATTAACGATGAAAAAATTTAGAAAAGAAAATAGAAGATGGACCGAAGAAGATATAAATTATTTAAAATCAAATTACGGATCCTTACTTATTGAAGAAATTGCAAAACACACTAATAGATCTATTGATTCTGTTAGATATAAAGCTTCAAATATTGGTTTGACTGAAAAGAAAAATTTATGGTCTAAAGCAGATATTTTATTTTTATCAGAAAATGTCAATACTATGCCACTTGATGTTTTAGCAAAAAAACTAAACAGAACAGTAAAATCAGTTGCAACCCAAAGGTTTAAATTAAAATTAAGTAAAAAGCTCCCAAAAATGGAAAACAGTCCAATTGAGAAAAACATTCCTTATATTAATTCAATTGCAGGTGAGCATTATAATTATATGGCAAATATGGATGTAGGAGATAGTTACGCTTATCCATTTACTGAGCGTCAAACAGTTATAAATGTTACTTCTTATTTTCCAGATAAAATATTTAGAACTAAAAAGATTGACGATACTACCAGGAGAATTTGGAGAATAATGTAAAATTATAAAATCAAAAAACCATCATTTAATTATGATGGTTTTTTTTGTTCCAAATACTTCGAATAATCTTCTGGCCGATATGCGTTTATTTCACGCAATCTTTTTATTTCGTCATACGCATCGTCTAGCATCTTTGCCAATCTATTAACGGCTCCAATGTCGTTACCTTCTCTTTTTTGGGCTGGATTTTCTTTGGTTATTAATTCTGGTCCATAATTAGATGATGATTCTTCTACTTTGCTTAAATATTCCTTTTTATCATATTCTGATAATTCCATTTCTCCAATTCCATATTTGAGCCAATCTTTTGAAATACCTAACACTTCTGCAATTTTATCTAATTTTAGATTATCTGGTTTTCCTTTATTTTCTACATAATTTTTTATTGTAGATGGATGAATGGAAGATAAAACCCCTAATTTATTAGGGTTTAGTCCTTTTCGTTTCATTAAATAAACCATTCTTTCTCCTAAATTTTCCATACTTGCTATTTATAATGATTATAAATTAGATATAATATCTAAAATTATATCTAAAAATGTATTCAATATCTAATATTAGATGTATATTTGTTCTGTACAAACGCCAAAAGCAAATGTACTGATAAAAAGTTAATTGAAATACTGAATAAACCATAAAAAACGGTTGTCTGTTGCAAATGGTGCGCTGGGGTGTCAGCCTTAGGATTTCAAAGCTAAATCAACTCGTATTGATTTAGAATTCTTTGAAAGTCTTTACGCCATTCTAAAAGAGCGCAAAAAATAAGCTGGTGGGTTAAAGACAACCTGTTTGGGAAAGGCTGAAAAACGAAAACTACAAAAAATATAGTTTATGGGTTCGATTGATAAAAACCTGCTAAATAACTGAAAAGCAAAAACAATTAAAACGCCGTTGGATTTGAAATAAGAATCTGCTTTCAATGCAACAACGGCACGATGAGCAAATGATGTTTCAAAATTGGACATCGAAGATACGCACATTTACAACACAATACGCTTAGAATAAATATAAATAAGAAAAAAATGGAAAAGAAACTATCTGAGGAAGCGAAAAAGATCATTAGAAATGATATTCCTCTTCGAAAAAAAATTGCCGAACAGCTCGGCATTGAGCAAAACACAGTCTATGACTATGTAGTAAGACCTAATCGGGAAAAAGCAATCACACGCTATCCAATTGCAATAAAAACCATTAAAGAGCATACCGGACTGAAAGAATCTCAAATCTTGATCTAAGAATTATGAAAAAACTAATAAGAAACCTCAAGCGAATTGATGCTTTGATTTTGGAAATAGAAGATCAAATTCACGTAACGGAACGCTCCGAGTTTTACAGCGTTTTTGGTGCTGAAAAAGACAGGCAAAACGATATTGCAACACTTAACTCCGGCCTGAAAGAATTTCTTTCGGAGAAATACGCAATTCTGGAAAACATAAAGAGTCAAGCGGTTATAGATATGATGGATGTTTCAACCTACGAACGAAAAGTCACTCTCTTAAAATCAGTTTGCAATGGGTAAGAAAAAAGAAAATCCTAAAAATTCTGATTCCCACGTATCTCTGTTCGAGGAACAAAAAAGGGTAAAAAAGTCTGCCAAAAATTCTTTGATAATTGCCAAGGAACAGGAAAAACAAAAACTAAATGATGGTTTTGCCTATCAGCAAATTGACAGCAAAACGATGGTTCTTAAAAAAATTGTGTAATGGAAAAAATGGACATCAAACGAATTGCCGGAAAGTGGATGCTCAACGGCAAATCATACCCGGAATTGGAAGGAAAGGAAAAAACATTCTTTGACGAGTTTATAATCGCAATGCGATTAATGAAAGGTGTAGATAAAAGAAAAGCTTTCGCATAATGCAGGCCGAAACTGCATTTAGCGTATTTGAAGCGCTTCCACCAATGGAAAAGCAACGACTATTGAAAATGCTTTCTATTTCAGATGTTAAAGAAAAAAAGGCTAAAAAGCCAATAATTACGGATTCACAAGCCAGAGAAATCATTATTAACAAGTATAAAAATTTCAGCAAAAGATGGAAAAACAAAATAGCAATTTGAATTATGATGATGAAAGAACAAACAGGATGTTCTCTGTTTTCTTAATAGCCGTTGGATCTGCAACATTGATTGGCTTTGGCTTAGGATGCCTATTAACATCATTATTTTTTAGACAATAAAAATAGAATTATGTCAGAATCAAAAGAAATATTTAAAGATTTCACGGGATATGAAGGAATGTACCAAGTAAGTAATCTTGGAAACATCAAAAGTTTTAAATGTGGAAAAATAAAGATGTTGAAAAAATCTTTCAATTCAGGAGGATACTTAAATGTCACTTTCCATAAAAATAAATTTAGTACAGTTTTTTTTGTCCACAGATTGGTTGCTGAATTGTTTATTCCAAATCCAGAAAATAAATCTCAAGTAAATCACATTAACGGAATTAAAACTGATAATCGAGCTGAAAATTTAGAATGGAATAGTCAATCTGAAAATATTATTCACGCTAATTCAACAGGATTGTCTGATTCAAAACTAACAGAACAAGATGTTTTAAACATTAGAATATCAACAGATTCTAACAGGGTATTAGCAAAGAAATATAATGTTTCCAGTCCTGTTATTAGTAGAATTAAATCAAGAAAAATCTGGAAACATATATAAAAAAACCCAACACTAGTAATGTTGGGATTAAAACAAGTTTAATTTTTTAAATCAAGCACAAAATTATGAAAACAATTCAAATTAAAGAAATCAGCCTTACCAATTTCAAAGGAATCGTGAAATTAAATCTAGGTTTCCAACACAATACAGATGTATTTGGTGCTAATGGAACAGGAAAATCAACTATTTACGATGCTTTTTTATGGTTGTTGTTTGATAAAAATGCTGAGGAAAAGAAATCTTTCAGTATTAAAAACACAGTTGATATTTCTCTTAACAGACAAGATCACGAAGTAGAAGGTGTTTTGGAAGTGGATGGTGATATCATCACTTTGAAAAAGATTTACAAAGAAAAGTGGCAAAAGAAAAGAGGCGAAGAAGTTGCTGAGTATGTTGGAAACGAAACTATTTATTATTTCAACGAGGTTCCAATGAATCAAAAAGATTTTCAAGCAAAGGTTTATGGAATTATGGATGAAACCATCTTCAAATTAATTACAAATCCTTATGCGCTTAATTCTTTAAAATGGCAAGATAGAAGAGGTATTTTAACTCAAATGGCCGGTGAATTGACTGATGAACAAATTGCAGAAAGCAATCCAGAATATAAAGCATTGCTTGCTAATCTTACACAAGACAAAACGATGTCCGATTATCTTAAGCAAATAAAAGCCAGCATAAAAAAATCACAGGATGACATCAAATTGATTCCAACCAGAATTGATGAGGTTTCTAAAACTAAACCTGAAGCTTTGGATTTTGAAACTCTTAAAAAATCACTGGAAGAAAAAAATACTCAATTAACCACTATTGATGAAAGCATCCAAGATAAATCTAAAGGACTGGATACAATTCTTAAAAGCAATGAAACTGCCAAAAGAACAGCATCTAATTTAAGATCTGAAATTTCAACAATTGAAACTGAAACCAGAACGGATGCCAATAATTCTGCTAAAATTGATACTTCTGTTTTGGATGGTTTGAATACCAATCTAAAAACTAAAAAGGAAGAACTACAAACTGCTGAAACTGCTTTGAAAACAGTCAAAGGTTTAGTTACTGGAAAAGAATCAGACCTAGTGGCTTTAAATACTAAAATTGAAGCAAAGCGTACAGAATGGACCAATGAAAATGCAAAAGTGTTGACATTTGAAAATGATTCTTTCTGTTGTCCAACTTGTCAACGTGCATTTGAAGAATCTGATGTCAATACAAAAAAACTTGAAATGACCTCAAATTTCAAGACAGAAAAAACGAACAACCTAAATGAAATTAACAGGCAAGGTGGTTTGTTGGCAACTCAAAAAACAAATTTAGATACTGAATTAGAAAACTTAAAAACTAGAGTTTCTAATGGTGAAAAAATCATTACTGATTTAAAAGCCGATATCCAAAACATTGAAACAAACATTGAAACAGAAGTTGCTAAAACAACCAATGTTAAGCCGGTAAATGTTGATGAGGTATATAATCAATTGTTGAGCAATAATCCTGCTTACAGTGCAAAGAAAACAGAACTTGAAAAAGTTGAAAAAACAATTCAGGAAGTGCCAAAAGTAGATGATGCTCAGTTAAAATTGGATAGAGAATCTTTGGTTTCTGAAATCGATGAACTTAAAACCAAATTAGGAACAGAAGCGCAAATTAAAGCTGTTGATGAAAGAATCAAAGTTTTAAGAGAACAGGAAAAGACATTAGCTCAAGAGATTGCCAATGTTGAAAAAACTCAATTTTTAATTGAACGTTTTGAAAAAGAGAAAATGACAGCCATCGAGGAAAATGTTAATTCAAAATTCAGAATTGTAAAGTTCAAAATGTTCGAAGAACAGGTAAATGGTGGAGAATCTCCAGCTTGTGAAATTTTGGTGAATGGAGTTCCTTTTTCAGATGCCAATACAGCATCAAAAATAAATGCTGGAATAGATATCATTTCCACCCTTTGCAAATTTTACCAAGTATCTGCTCCAATATTTATTGATGGCGCTGAATCCATACACGACATTATGGAAACTGAAAGTCAATTAATCCGATTGGTCGTAAGTGAGCCTGATAAAAAGTTGAGAGTTGCTTAATGAATGAGCATAAAATAAGAAGAAACCCCGATGAAACACTGGCCGAAAATTGCAAAGAAAACATTGGGGTTAAAATTGGAAGCTTTGATTGTACGGCCAATTGTCCACACAATAAAAACACCAAAAGAGAAATAGAAAAGCAAGCTTTCGATTTAGAGTTTGTTCGATGTGATAAAATTCAAAGCAACAATCAATTAACAATAGAAATGTAATTATGAGTGTATCACTTAGTAAACAAAGACAAGATTTGGACGAAGCATCCAGAATGTTAGAATCTAAAATTAAAGAACTGACCTATAAACGTCAAGTTTTAATAAATGCTTTCAATTCTATTGACAAAAACCAAGAAAACATCCTAGAAAGCGGAAGCATTTTAGCTCAAGAAGCAAGAAAAATAATGAATAATATAAACCTATAAATTTTAAAAAATGATACCAGAAAACACACCAGCAGTACAAAAAAATGAATTAAGCAATGTTGAGGTCAACACACTTCAAAGCTTTGATTTATCAAAAGAGTTACCCAATTTATCAGAGGCTAAAGTATTACCAATGGATTTGTTAAGTGAATATTGGACACCTGAAACTGAGGATGAATTTAAACTTTGTTTCTTCAAAGAACTTAAAACTGTTCTTTATACCGATTCAGAAAAAAAGACTATAGATCTACCATGTGTTATTTTAATTGAGCAAACACCACAAGGGATTTTAAAAACAATCCGTAATGGTTCAAAAAGATTGGTTGCAACAATTGAAGATGCCGTGAATAGTGGAAAACTACAAGAAGGTACACCTTTGAAAATTACATTTAAAGGTAAAGAGAAAAACGCAACAAATTCTTTTCAATCAGATAGATGGTCTGTCAATCCACTTTATGTTGAAAGTGAAATCCAAAAACTGGCAAACAAAGAAACTTTAGATTTTACAAATGAAGAATCTATTGAATTGGAAGTTTTAAAAACAACTACAGAACCAGGTCCAAATTTCTAAAAATGGAACTTAAAATCATAGGAACTGGATCAAGAGGTAACGCTTACATCCTTGGCAACAAGGATGAAGCTTTACTCATTGATTGCGGTGTAAATATCAAAGAAATAAAACAAGCCTTGAATTTTGATTTCAGCAAAGTGGTTGGTTGCATTTGTACACATGAGCACATGGATCATAGTAAAAGCATTTGGGATGTGATGAAATTAGGAATCGATGTTCATAGCTCACACGGAACACTAAAAAGCCGATTTGTAGATGAACAATCTAGGGCAAAAGTGATAAAATCGCAACAATCATTTACTGTTGGAAATTTCAAGATACTTCCATTTGATGTAATGCACGATGCAAAAGAGCCTTTAGGATTTTTAATTGAACATCCGGAATGTGGTAAAGTTCTTTTTCTAACTGATACTTACTATTGTAAATACACATTCCCTGGCTTGAATAATATCATCATTGAAGCAAATTATTCAAAGGAAATCATTGATAGGAAGTTTGGAGCAGAAAGCGGATTGGAATTTTTAAGAAACAGAATTCTAAAATCACATTTCTCACTGGCCAACTGCAAGGATATGCTTTCAGCCAATGATCTTACGAAAGTGAACAACATCGTTTTAATCCACTTGTCTGACAGCAATTCAGATGAAAAACAATTTCACAAAGAAGTTTCTGAATTGACTGGTAAAAACGTAACCGTGGCAAGTAACGGAATGAAAATTAATTTTAATAAAACACCATTTTAACAATGAGCAAAATTTTAGTATTAGACATTGAAACTACAGGATTTCTTCAACAAGGAGGTAAAATAGTTGAGGTTGGTATTGTTGAACTTGACCTGAATGACGGTAAAAGAGTTGTTTTATTCAGTGAAGTATGCCACGAAAAAGGAATCACCATAGATGAAGTTAAATCATCTTGGATTGTCCAAAATTCAGACTTGACTGTTGAAATGATTAAATATTCAGGCAGCCTTGATGGTAAAAGAAAAAGAATTCAACAAATATTGAATGATTATCCATTAGGTGCAACCGCTTTCAATAATGCTTTTGACTTTGGTTTTTTGGAAGATAGAGGTTTTGTTTTTCCTAAGAAACTACCATGTCCAATGAAACTATCAACTGACATCTGCAAAATTCCACATCCAAAAACATCAGGTTATAAATGGCCGAAAGTTGAAGAAGCTCATTTGCATTTCTTTGGTAATGTTGGTTATGTAGAAAAGCATCGTGGGGCTGATGATGCTTATTTTGAAGCTGAAATTGTGCACAAACTTTTTGAATTAGGAATTTTTAAAATAACCAATTAATGACCAACCAAAACCAAAACCGCAACCACGTTATTTTTTGGATATCGATAATAATAGTCACTTTGTTAGTGACATTCAAAAGCCATTCCCAACCAAAGGACCAGGAACATTATCTGGCTTTTTCTACCGGATTAGATATCAAAAATGCCATAATTGGCAGCAAGGCAACTGGAGATAAACCCGCACTTGATTTATTGTGTCAATTTGCAATGGTTTCCCAAAACATTGAAGTGAACATAGGATACGAGCGATTCAATGCCATTTGCTTTGACAAATTCACGTTTGGAGTTGGCTATCATTTCCCACTTTATGGAAGAATTGGAAACAAGGTTATCAAAACTGTTTTGATTCCAAGTATAGAACCAACACTCATTGGCCGCTGGGGTGATGAATGGGAATGCAGAAGCTCACACCTTTCCATAAGTGGTAACCTAGCTCTAAGATGGCATTTAAGCGATAAAACAGCCTTGGAATTTCTTTCCAACTTTTTGCCACGAACCGATTTATACTCTAGGTACCCAGAAATTCATTCGAGCGTTCCGATTGTTCCCAGTTATTATTTGAAAATCATTTATAAAATACAAAGATAATGGCTAAAAAAATCAAAAGGAAGGTTCATGTAACCTATAACAAGAAATCATTTTTGGCTCCTGAAAGCATTCATTCAATGGCTGCCATTTTTACAAAAATATATCCTGAAGGTATAGCCATTATTAGAATATCAGATTGTAATCAAACCATCAAGCTTTGGAATGATTTGAATGACAAAGATCAAGTCAAAGAAATGCTTACCAAAATCTCAAGCATCCAAAATACTTTGGAAGAATTTAAAAAAGAAGTAGAAATAAAATTAAACAAATAATAAAAATGGAAACATTACAAATTGACAAAGCGAATGCTTTGAAAGCTCACGAAGAAGCTAACCAGAAAGGCAAATCATTATTGGAAAACCTATTTGGTAAAAAAGTTTTTCTAAAAGAAGTAAAGGACAGAATCAAAAATTTTGATGATGTTTTGGCCGAAAACGGAATCTCAAGAGAAGATTTTGAAACATCCTGCAAAGGATTGGAACCGGATGAAATTGCCTATCGAATGGCAAAATTAGTATGCCTTGCATTCAATGAGGGATGGTTGCCAGATTGGACCAATAGCAATGAAGGTAAGTATGTGCCTTGGTTCAGGATGAGTTCTTCTTCGGGGGTCGGTTTTTCGTTCGACGACTGCGTTATTTGGTGTTCGGTTTCGCTTGTCGGCTCGCGCCTTTGCTTCAAATCTACTGATTTGGCAAAACACGCTGGACAACTTTTTGAACAAGAAATTTATAAACCTCTTTTTACAATTTAAAAATGGACTACACAGAAATCAAAACATTTGAAGATGCTTGCAATGCCATTGGACTTCAACAACCGGAATTAGTAATTCCAGATTTTTCATTGTTTCCTGAATCAGACAGAAAGGCAATGATTGCACACGCAAAATTGGTGATCATCGCCAAAGCCATAAATGGTGATTGGGTACCAGATTGGACAAATGGCGAATGGGATAAATACTTTCCTTGGTTCAGGATGGGTTCTTCTTCGGGGGTCGGTTTTTCGTACGGCGCCTGCGATTATTGGTATTCGTGTTCGGATGTCGGCTCGCGCCTTTGCTTTGAAACAAGAGAAAAAGCGAAGTATGCAGGAACACAATTTGAAGAATTGTACAAAATCTATTTTGTAAAAGAATAAGGAATTAAGGTTGTGTGGTGTCGTTGCTGTAGTTCTTCTTCAGGGGTCAGTTTTTCGTACAACGACTACGATAATTGGAATTCGAATTCGAATGTCAGCTCGCACCTGGGCTTAAAATATTATACACCACAGACCTTGCCAACACGGCAAAAAAACACAAAATTAATAGGTTCGCCGGTAATGAAAATGAAAGCGAACCAATCAAAGCAAAGTATGAAACGATTCAAAAATATATACCAACAAATTATTTCACCAGAAAACCTAATCCTTGCGGAAGCGAAAGCACGAAAAGGCAAAGCCAAACAATACGGTGTCAAGGTTTTTGATAAAAACCCACAGGAAAACCTTGCGGAACTTCACAAGATGTTGCTTGAAAAAAGATATCAAACATCAGAATACACCACTTTCAAAATCTTTGAACCCAAAGAAAGGCTAGTTTTTAGATTGCCATACTTTCCGGACCGCATCACACATCACGCTGTTATGAATGTTTTGGAGCCAATATTCCACAAATTATTCACGGCTGATACTTACAGTTGTATCAAAGGAAGAGGAATTCACGGAGCTGCCAACAATCTTAAAAAAGCATTGAAGGACCAGGAGAATACAAAATACTGTTTGAAATTGGATATAGTCAAGTTTTATCCAAATGTAGATCACCAAGTTCTAAAGCAGTTATTGAGAAAAAAGTTTAAAGACCAGGATTTACTTTGGTTGTTGGATGAAATTATTGATAGTGCTGACGGTTTACCGATTGGTAATTATTTAAGTCAATATTTTGCAAACTATTACCTCACTTATTTTGATCATTGGATAAAAGAAAACAAGGAGGTGAAGTATTATTTCCGGTATGCTGATGACATCATAATTCTTTCGAACAACAAACCACATCTTCACGAACTGTTGGCAGAAATTAAACAGTATTTAAACGAGAATTTAAAGCTTCAGATCAAAGGGAATTATCAATTATTTCCGGTTGAAGCACGTGGAATTGATTTCGTGGGATATAAGTTCTACCATACGCACACAATGCTTCGGAAATCAATCAAAAAAAGATTTGCCAAAGCAATATCAAAAACAAAAAACAAAGCCACAATAGCCGCTTATTTCGGATGGGCAAAACATTGCAATTCAAAACACTTATTAAAAAAACTAATACCCAATGAACAATTTTAAAGACTTCGGCATAACAGCAAAATCAGAAACTTTTGTCGGAGACAAAAAAAAGATGTCAAAATTACTGAATACTGAAATAATTGTATTGAAACATAAAATAGGACCATCTGTGTACAAGGGTTTGAGATTGGATTTGCAGATAAAGGTAAATGATGTTTTAATGATTACTTGGACAAGTTCAGATTTTCTAATTCAAATGATTAACAGTATTCCAGAAAGTGGATTTCCTTTTAAAACCGTGATTAAAGAAATTAACGAACATTATGAATTCACCTAAAACGCTATGATCTACAACGCCACAAATCTACTTCAAAGAAAACAGGCAATTGAAAAGCTAAATTATTTCATTGCCAACGAAAAAACTTTCGAACTCAAGGCAAAGCATCCTAAAAGGAGTATTTCCCAAAACAGCTACCTGCATTTAATCCTGACTTGGTTTGGTATTGAAACGGGTTACTCGATGGAAGAAGTAAAACAGGAAATTTTCAAGAAGCACGTCAATTCAGTCATTTTTTATGAAGGAGAATTTGAGGGTAAAATTCAAGGATTCAAAATCGAACGTTGGCGAAGTACTGCAAGTTTAGACACCGCCGAAATGACTTTAGCAATCGATAGATTCAGGAATTTTTCGAGCAATGATCTTGGGATTTACCTGCCAGAACCTAAAGAGTTGGCATTGCTTCAAGACTTGGAAAACGAAATTAGTAAACACTCAAATCAAGAATATTTATGAGCATCTTCATTGGAAAAATTGTAAAAATTGAGGAAGAAAACATTGGGTCCAAACACTACAAGAAAGTGGTAACACTCGAAAAAGACAGCGAAACATCTTTTTTTGAATTCAGAAATGGAGTGACAATGAAATTCTTGAACGGGTTTGTAGATGGCCAAAATGTAGCCATCACCTACCTGCATCAAGGTAAAAAAACAAAAGCGGGTATGAGGTGTAATAATCTCGTGGCTCAAACAATCGAAAAAATAGAATACACCAATATTTGAAATAAAACAACGCATTATGCAAAGAGAATTAGGAAAGGATATTCAAGATCCTAAAAGTCGAGTTGCTTTTTTGACAGATAACTGCGATTCCATTGAATCCAAAGGTTATATGAAAAGGTTTACTCCTGAACAGTTGCTGAAAATGAAAGAAGAACTTTCAGAAAAGGCAATTAAAATAAACGACATAGAAGTGGAAAAAAAGGCGGTCAACAGAGAATTTGGCGCAAGTCTTAAACCTCTTGTTGAAGAGCAAAAATCAATTCTTTCTGGTTTGAAAAACAAGTCTGAACACGTTACGGAACGTTGTTTCAAATTTATTGATTTGGAAAACCGTGAGGTTGGTTTCTATAATGAAGATGGAGAATTGATTGAAAGCCGTCCTGCTTATGCCGATGAACTTCAAGGCAATATTTTCAAGGAAATAAGAAAAACCGGAACAGACAACATTTAATCTAAAAACCACTTAAAAAATTATAATTATGAAAAATGAAAAGTTAGAATTGAATTTTGCTGAAGGTATTTCAAAAGCGGAAATTGTAATTCGTGAAGTTGACAAAGTAAACGAGCTGGAAGTAAAAGCTCCATTGAAATTAAACATCGAAGGTGTCATTGGTACCGTTCAGGAATTCTTGGATAAAAGAAAGGATCAAGAAGAACAAATAAACCAAAAGCGTTGCCACATTCTTGTGAACCGTGAAAAGATAAGCATTGAACTTGTTTACAATGAAAACAACGAGTACCAAATCGGATTCATCAAAGGAACTTTAGAGCAGCACCCAAAATTTAAAGAGTTTGGAATCAATTCGAGTAAAGTCTGGACACCGGAAGAATTAGGATTATTTTTTAAAATGAACCGTTCATTTTTTCCAGACAAGGCCGAAAATATGAAACTCGTTTCTGAATTAATGAACTTCAAAGCTAAAATTAACAGCAATATTGAGCGTTCAGTAAAAGAAAGCGGAAGTTTGACAGACAATTTCAGTCAAGTTGTAAACAGTAATTTGCCGCCTTCTTTTGTGCTTACTATTCCAATTTTCAAAGGCACACAAGCTGAAACATTAGAAGTTGAAACCTTCGCACAAATAAGTGGCCGTGATGTTCAATTCGTTCTATTATCTCCAGCAGCCAACCAAACAATGGAAGACATCAGAGATAAAGTTGTCGATGAACAACTTGGAAAAATTAGAGAAATATGTCCAGATATTGCGATCATCGAGCAATAAAAAACAGATTCCCATCAGCCTTTTGGTTGGTGGGAATTTTTTTAAAACAGGATTTCAAACCTATTTTTTCAATTTAAGAAAAAGATAATTATGGCAGAAAATAAGAAATCATTTGTTGCTTATGCAGACTGGAAAAACACCTTTCAAATGCTTACGGATGAAGAGGCTGGAAAACTTGTAAAACACTTATTATCATACGTTAACGATGAAAACCCAGAACTCAATGACCGGTTTTTAAAGATGGCTTTTGAACCTATTAAACTTCAGTTAAAAAGAGATTTACATAAGTACGAAACGGTCAAAGAAAAGAGGTCTAAAGCAGGGATAAAAAGTGCTGAAATAAGGAAACAAAACGCAACAAATTCAACAAGTGTTGAAAGTGTTCAACACACGGCAACAAATTCAACTGTTAATGATACTGTTACTGTTAATGTAAATGATACTGTTACTGATACTGTAACTGATATTCTTTTAGAAAAAGAAACAAAAGAAGAATTTAAAAAAATTTCGATTTCTAAAAATGAAATTTTTGGCAAAGAAGTATTGGAAAGTGAAAGTTGGATTGAAACCATTTCGATGCAAAACAGAATCACTCCAGAAGAAATTCCAAAATGGATTGACGACTTCAACAAAAAACTGATAACCGAAATAGACACCAAAATTTCAAAAAAAGAATACGCCTCGCATTTTTCGAGATGGCTTCCTGGTGAAATTTCGAAAACCAAAAAAACAGCGACAAATGGAAAACTCCAAACAGGATCACGAAACCGTTAAAAGCATTTCAACCGAAATATTCTCAAGTGTCAAATCCTTGATTGGATTTAATCGATACACGTTTTTGAAATCGTTGGCAATCGAAGATTTAAGCGAAGAAGAATCTTTACAGATAAAAAACTACGAAGAAAAACACTTTCAGTCACCGGAACAAAAACAGAATCAAATCGATTATTGGAAAAAAGTAAGAAGTTCAGTTGACCAAACCGAGAAGAAATTCACCAAAAAAGAACTTTGGGATTTGTTTCTCAAAACGTTTAAAGAAATCCACTCCAAAGATTTCATATACAACGATGAAATTATCGAAAACATAAAACCATTGATGTTTTACTTCTTGAAAGATGATCGTTTTTTTTCGTGCCAAAACCTTTCCAGTTTGTCAGAACCGAGTTTTGAAAAAGGTTTGTTGATTATCGGGAATTACGGCAACGGCAAAACAGCTGCAATGGCAGTTTTTGAAAAGATTTTTAAAGGCGTGAAATCAACTTCTTTCAAAGGGTTTTCTTCCAATGAAGTGGTTAATATGTTTGAAAAAATAAATCCAAACCTCAAAGAACAGATTTTGACCAGGGCAGAATTTGACAAGATGATGCACACTGGAAAACGGTATTTCGATGATGTGAAAACGGAACGGGATGCTTCCAACTTTGGCAAAATGAACTTGATGAAAGATATTCTTGAAGTCAGGGAAAAAAACAATCTCTTAACACACATCACCTGCAATTTCAAGGATGGTTTTGAAAACAACATACAAGCTGGACTGGATGAATTTGAAGATAGATACGGAAGCAGGTTGTATGACAGGCTGTTTAAAATGTTCAACATCATTGAGTTTAAAGGAAAAAGTTTCAGAAGATAAATTTTAATTATGGAAAAAAATTATAGAGGAGTCAGTTACAATCGAGATAATCATCAATTTTCTTCAATAGTGAGCCACAAAGGAAAAACGTACCGATGCGGATTTCACGACACCCAAAAAGCCGCTGCCATTGCCAGGGATACGGTAATAATTACTCACGGATTAGATGTTCCGTTGCAAGTTTTGAAGCCAGTTTCTAAAGTTAAACCTAAAAAAAAGCAAGTATGACACCATTCGAAATCACGAACGAAGCAGTAGAACAAGTCGAAGACAACAACAAAGTCTATTGTGAAAAACTTTGCGCCTTTGCCGAGGTTTGGGTAAAAACACAGATGAAGCAGTTCACCGCCGATGATTTGAAAAAAGCCTATTTCAAAGCTGGAAACCCGCCACCATCACAGCCTAGTGTGTTTGGAGTGCCTTTCAGGAAATTATCGAAAAGTCAACAGATTTTTGATACCGAAAGAACCCAAAAAAGCACTTTCAAGGAAGCACACCAAAGGCCGTTGCGGATTTGGATAAGCAAGGAATTCAAACAAAAGCAATCCAATAACGCCCAAAAAGAGCAAACGTTAAACTTGTTTCAATAAAAAAATCAATGATAAATATTAGAAAATCAGTTAAGGATTATAAAGAATTCTTGGAAAAAAAGATTGTCGTTGCTGGAACTTTTGGCACCGAAATAGACAAAGCCAAAATAAATCCAATCGCTTTGCCACACCAAAAAGACATCATTCATTGGGCAATTTCAGGTGGGAGACGTGCCATTTTTGCCAGCTTTGGATTGGGAAAAACATTGATGCAGCTGGAAATCGCCAGATTGATCATCAAACACACCGGAAAACCTTTTTTGATTTGTATGCCGTTGGGAGTGGTTGGAGAATTCCGTGATGACAACGAACTTTTAGGTTCTGAATTTCCAATAAAATACATCACCGATACCGACAGCATAAAAGTTAAGCAAATTGAGTTGAAAGCGGTTAAAGCTGTCGAAGATGGAAACGAAAATGATTTAGAAAAAATAGCTGAAGATTATGTTTTCGCATTGCAATCTGAAGAAGATGTGTGCGATGTTTCAGAACTGGCCATTTACGTCACCAATTACGAAAGAGTTCGAAAAGGAGATATCAATCCAGATTTCTTTGGAGGTGTTTCGTTTGATGAAGCTTCGATCTTGAGAAACTTGAAAACAGAAACCACGAATTATGTTTTGAAGCATTTCAGGAAAATAAACTATCGCTTTGTTGCCACTGCCACGCCAACACCAAATGATTTCATCGAAATCCTGAATTATGCCGATTATCTGGGAGTGATTGACCGTGGACACGCATTGACAAGATTCTTTCAAAGAGATGCCACCAAGGCCGGCCATCTTACTTTGTATCCCAACAAAAAAGAAGAATTCTGGAAATGGGTTTCTTCTTGGGCAGTTTTCATCAACAAACCATCGGATTTGGGTTATGATGATACGGGATATAATTTGCCAAAATTGAACTTCCACGAAATTGAAATCGAAAATGATCCTGAAGGAGTGGTTACCAACAAAGATGGAAAAATTGTTTTATTCAAGGATACCACAAAAAGCCTTGTCGATACTTCCAGGGAGAAAAAAGACAGTATTGATATTCGGGTCCAAAAAACATTCGACTTGGTAAACGAAAAACCAGATGCCAACTGGATTTTGTGGCACCATCGGGAAGCCGAAAGAGATTCATTGGAAAAGAAATTCAAGGATTTCGATTTAAAATCGGTTTACGGTTCCCAAACCAATACCGAAAAAGAAAACCTTTTGATTGACTTCAAGCATTCCAAGTTTCAAATCCTTTCTACCAAACCCGAAATAGCTGGAAGCGGTTGCAACTTTCAGCACGCTTGCCATAATATGGTTTTTGTGGGTATCGATTACAAGTTCAACAACTTCATACAAGCCATTCACCGATGCTACAGGTTCAAACAAGAGTTTGAGGTGAATGTGTATGCCATTTTCACGAATAATGAAAGAGAAGTGCTTAAAACGCTTAAAGAGAAATGGAAAAACCATATCGAATTGCAAACCGAAATGATAAACATAGTCCGAGAGTTTGGACTTAACACCGACAAAATTACAGCTGATATGAAAAGACAGATTTTTAAAAATAAAAGAAGTGCCACCATAGGAAATGCAAAAGTGTTCAATGATGATACCATCAACGTTCACAACGAAATGGCAGATGATTCAACTGATATGATTCTGACCTCAATTCCTTTTGGAGATCATTATGAGTATTCAGATAATTACAATGATTTTGGTCACAACAACGGAAACGAGGAATTTTTCAAACAAATGGATTTCCTCACACCCAATCTGTTGCGAACCTTGAAGCCTGGAAAAATAGCTGCCATTCACGTGAAAGACAGGATTCGTTATTCATACCAAAACGGAACTTCATTTACCACCATCGACGATTTCAGCGGTAAAACAGTGGCTCATTTTGTAAAACACGGATTTTATTTGGTTGGAAAAATCACCGTGACAACGGACGTAGTTCGTGAAAACAATCAAACCTATCGATTGGGATGGTCCGAGCAATGCAAGGATGCGACCAAGATGGGTGTTGGTTTGCCAGAATACGTTTTGCTTTTCAGAAAAAGACCAAGTGAAATGAATAATGCTTATGCAGATGAGCCTTGCATCAAGACCAAAGAAGAATACACCATCGATAAATGGCAAATGGATGCTCACGCTTATTGGAAATCATCGGGTGATCGCTTTATGAGTTTTGAGGAACTTTCGACAGCCGAAATGAAAACGGTTTTTAATCGCTGGAGAGAATTCGACAAAGAAAACATCTACAACTTCCAGGAACATTTGAAAGTGTGCAGCGACTTGGAAAAAGCGGGAAAATTGAGCCGATTGTTTATGACTATCCCACCCACATCGAACACGGATATGGTTTGGACGGATGTAAACAGGATGTTGACTTTGAACGCCAACCAAGCCAATCGAAAAAAGGAAAAGCACATTTGCCCTTTGCAATTGGATATCATCGAAAGATTGATAAACCGATTCACGATGAAAGGCGACGTGGTAGATGATCCTTTTGGCGGTTTGTTTTCCACGGCTTACAAAGCGTTGGAAATGGAGCGAAAAGCGATTTCAGCAGAATTAAACCCAAATTATTACGATGATGGTTTGTTTTACCTGAAATCTATCGAGTACAAAATCAATGTTCCAACGCTTTTTGATTTGGCGGTATAATGGAAGAAAGCGTAAAAATTTACTGGATTGATTTGTTTTGTGGAGCTGGTGGAACTTCTACCGGAATTCATTTAGCAAATCCAAATACAAAGGTTTTAGCTTGTGTAAATCACGATGCAAACGCTATTAAATCTCACTTCGAAAATCATCCTGATGCACATCATTTTACTGAAGATATCAGGGATTTTGCAGTCGTGTTGAAGTTAAAAAAAATAGTTGACGACATAAGAGAAAATGAGCCAGATGCGATAATAAACATCTGGGCATCTCTCGAATGTACCAACTTTTCAAAAGCCAAAGGAGGTCAGGCACGTGATGCGGACAGCAGGACGTTGGCCGAGCATATGTTTATGTATCTGCAAGAAATTGAACCTGATTATTTCTGGGTTGAAAATGTTCGTGAATTTATGTCTTGGGGTCCTTTGGATGAAAACGGAAAACCAATTTCAAGAACCGAGGGAAAGGATTATGTGAAATGGATTGAAAAAGTAAGATCATACGGATTTAGATCTGATTCTAAACTTCTTAATTCTGCAAATTATGGAGCTTATCAAAGCCGTGAACGTTTATTCATCCAATTTGCAAAATACGATTTACCTATTCAATGGCCGGACCAAACGCATACAAAAGACAAAATAGAAAGTACTTTATTTCCAATGGAAAAATGGAAGCCAGTTCGCGAAGTATTAGATTTAGAAGATGAGGGCGTGAGTATCTTTCAAAGAAAAAAAGAGCTTTCAGATAACACGCTGAAAAGAATTTACGCCGGACTTTTAAAGTTTGTTGCCAATGGTCACGAAGTATTTACTAAAAGATACAATGGCGGTAAAATTCACCCAGAGCAAAAAGTAAATTCTATTGAAAAACCTATGGGAACTATCTGCACTGGAGGAACTCACGCTTTAGTAAAATCTGTTTTTATCCAACAGCGAAATTCAGGCGAACCAAATTCAAAAGTAATAAGTGTTGATAGACCAGCGAGAACAGTTACAAATACCGGAGGAAATCAGGAAATAGTCACAGCTTCGCATCTTTCAACATATTACGGAAACTTTGGTTTACACTCCATTGAAAGTCCATCTCCAACGATTACGACAAAAGACAGGGTTACAAAAGTTGACGTGAATTTCATCGACCAACAATATGGTAATTCGCTTCCATCGGATGTGGAAAGTCCAATAAATACTTTGACACAAAACCCAAAGTTTAATTTGGTGAAAGCACAACAATACATTTTTAATCCTGCTTGGGGTGGAAATAATGGAAGCATCGACAATCCTTGTTGTACCATTGTGGCACGTCAAGACAAAGCGCCGCTTTATCTGGTTTCTACAGAATTAGGACAAATTACCATTCCAGTTTATGAAAGTGATTCTGAAACAATGATTAAAATCAAGGAGTTTATGGTAAGTCACGGAGTAATTGACATCAAAATGAGAATGCTCAATATTCCAGAATTGAAACAAATTCAAGGATTCCCAAAAAATTATAAGTTAATCGGAAATCAAACGGAACAAAAGAAATTTATTGGAAATGCTGTTGAAGTCAATCAGGCAAAAGCCTTGGTGGAATGCAATTATAATTCACTGATAAATCATTATTTGAAAATAGCAATCTAAATGAACCAGCTTAACCTTTTCGAAGAATACGAAATAGACCAGAAAAACGAGATACTTTCAAAAGCTGCCGATGCTATATTGGCAGCCTT